TCACACTCGGCGCCCGGTCCAAACGACACGCCCGATGATGGCCAGATCATCTGCACCATTATCAAGCGCCAGCTCGAATGGCTGATAAGCCTGGTTATCGCTCGACACCTTCACGCGGCGCCCAGGAAGGCGCTGTAAGCGTTTCACGAGCAGCGAACTATCCATGCGCATTACATAGATGCCATCGTGGGGCACATCGGCTGCAGCGCGACGATCTATGAGGATCACGTCGCCGGCTCTAAGCGTTGGCTCCATCGACTCGCCGGACACATAGATAAGATACAAATCCGATGCCGAAGCGCCAAGTTCTCGGTGCAGCCAAGTTCGCTTAAATGCCAAATAATCAACGACTTTTTCTAGCTCAACCATTGAGCCATGCCCTGCCGCTGCCCGAACATCATAAAGCGGCACAAGAGCGAAATCTCCTGATTCTGAATAACTAGGGACATCCTCTCTAACAGTAAATGTAGAGTCAGGCATCCCTTTCACATAGCCCTCAACGGACCCTTTCCCAGTGGCCAGCCATTCAACTGAAACGCCTGCGGCCTCAGCGATCGCTATGAGGTGCGGCCTGCCCGGCTCTCGCCCACTGAAGTAAGGCCGGATAGTGCTTTGGGCAATCCCGGCAGCCTTAGCTAACGCAGATGGGTTGCCTACCAATTCCGCGCAGAAGTTCATTCGCGCAGAAAAGCTATTTTCAAGCTCTATTCCGTAACTTGAAAGTAGACTTTCAAGTTTCTTGACGTCTTTCATGGCACGTATCTCTTTGTAATAAGAGAAAAAACGCCCTATAAGGTCGTTTACTAAACTTGAAAGAGCTATTTGTGCTTGCTCATAAAGCCTAATAGGGCTATCTTTAAGCCCATGAGCACTTCCAAGCGGTCAAAAAAAGCAGCCCAATTGGACTGGCACCCTGCAGATGTGGTGGCTGCCCTGCGAAAGGCTGGCTGGAGCCTGAGAAGGCTTTCAACACATCACGGTTACGCACCCACCTCTCTCAAGGAAGCGCTCCATAAACGCTGGCCCAAAGCCGAGCGGCTGATCGCCGATGCGATCGGCAAGCAGCCGGCTCAGATATGGCCAAGCCGTTACCCGAATCATAACGCACGCCAATCGAAGGCGGCATAAGCGACGAGTTCAGGAGACAGGGCATGTTCGTTCACCTCCACATCAATGTCGTCAGCCTATCGCGCGCTGTTTCGCTCAACCAGAGCAGGCAGCGCTTCTTTTTGGATGCCCTCCCTACGAGGCGTTTCCAATGAAGGCGCTGAACTGGAAACGAGTCCGCGCCAAGAGCCAGCCGGCAGCGATCCGGCTATGCCTCGACTTCGCCATCGCGCATCACAACCGATCCGTCGCGCGCGTCGCCGAGCTGATGGGCACATCCGAATGGGCGATCTACAAATGGATGGCGAAAGGTTCGATGCCGTCCGACCGTATCCGCCCCTTCGAGTACGCCTGCGATCCGCAAGGCCGCGCGACTTATCTGACGCAATACATCGCCGCTGGTTCCAACAAGCTCCTGATCGATATCCCGCGCGGCAAAGGCTCGACCGAGCAGGAAGTCGGCGACCTGCAGCTGGCTTCGGCCGAAGCCATGTCGCTACTGATGAAGTTCTACCGCGGCGAAGCATCGCCCGAGGATACATCCGATGCCCTGACCGAGCTGCTCAGCAAGCTCGCCTGGCATCGCGAAAACGTTGAGCGCTCGGCGCAGCCCGAACTGGCGCTGTTCGAGGACGACGACGAATGACAGACAGCTGGTACAGCGCGGCGGAGTTGCGCGGACTTGCTGGCCTCCCTGGCACGGTTCAGGGCATCAACACGCGCGCCAGATCAGAAGGTTGGAAGACGCGCAAACGTGAAGGCCGAGGCGGCGGCAAGGAATACGCGATCGCCTCACTGCCGCCGGCAGCGCGCATGCAGCTCGTCGCCCGCGATAGCACCGCCGAACCGAATCAGAAAACGACCGCGATCGCCGTCAAACGCACTGCTGCAATCACCGACGAGCAGCGCGGAATCGCTCAGGCGCGTGTGCGCCTCATCCGCCTGATCGAACGCTCGCTGTCCGAGCAGACCTACAACAGCCTGACCAGCGCCTGCAGAGGCTTGGCCGATCTGTTGAGCCACCGCGCCGCGCAGGATCTGATCGAGGTCGCCCGCGTCGCCAACGATCACCAGAAGGACGGCCACCGCATCAGCGCCCGCACCCTGCTGCGCTGGTATGGCCAGCATCAGACGTTCGGCGAGGCTGGTCTCGTGCCCGGTCGGCGCCAGAAAGACATGGCGGTTCCACCCTGGGCGCCTGCATTCCTGAAATTCTACCAGCGCCCGACCAAGCCCAGCGTCGAGGATGCCTACCGGCAGTTCGTTGCAGCTGCTGCAGCCGATGAGGTGCCGAGCATCCACCAGGTGCGCAGATTCCTGAGCAAGCTGTCCGTCGATGCCCGCGAGAAAGGCCGCATGGGGCCGCGCGAGATCATCAAGAAACTGCCGTTCAAGCGCCGCAAATTCGAGGATCTGCTGCCGAACGATGTCTGGACGGCCGACGGCCATACCTTCGACGCCGAAGTGCAACATCCCTTCTACACCGGGAAGGCTTTCCGTCCCGAGATCACCACATACCTGGACATTCGCACGCGCCGCATCGTCGGCTGGTCGGTCGAGCTGGCGGAGAGCGCCGTGGCCGTCCTCGACGCCCTGCGTTATGGCGTAAAGGACAGCGGCATCCCCGCCGTGCTGTATGTCGACAACGGCAAAGGCTACGACAACGAGGCCGTCGCCGGCGTGCTCGAGCAGCTGGGCGTGGTGTTCACCACATCGCTGCCCTATCGCTCACAGGCACGCGGTGCCATCGAGCGCGTGCATCGCATCTATGTGGATCTCGCCAAGCGGTTGCCGACCTATATCGGCGCCGACATGGACCCGGAAGCCTCGACCAAGATCCACAAGCTGACGCGCGCGGATCTGCAGGGCAAAGGCCACAGCGCCGCCCTCATCACCTGGGACCGTTTCGTCGCCGAGATCGAGCGCACCGTCGCCGAGTACAACGCGCGCATTCACAGCAGTCTGCACGGGCTGTCGCCGGCCGATCTCTGGCAGCACGCGACCGACCAGGCTGGACGCCCGAAACCCTCGACCCGGAAATGCTCGACCACACCCTGCGCCCGCGCACACTTCGCACCGTCCAGCGCGGCGAGGTGCGCCTCTGGAATCGCCGCTACTTCGCCCTGGCGCTCGGCGCCTACGACGCCGGCACGCAGGTCCAGGTCGGCTACGACGTCCGCGACGACTCGCGGGTGTGGGTTCACGACCTGGAGGGCCGCTTGCTGGCGGTCGCCGAGAAAGACGGCAATGCGACGCCCTACATGCCCGACAGCTTCCTGGCCGATGCCCGCGCCAAGCGCGAGCAGGCTCAGGTCACGCGCCTGGCTCAGAAGATCGAGGCCAAAACCGGCCAGAAGGTCACCCACATCGAGCTGGAGCACCAGCGTGGCGTGACGCTCGACCAGGTGCTGCGTCCCGAGATCCCGGCTCAGCCGGAGCCGGTGCAGCGCGAAGACGTGGCCGAGCTGCAGCGCACGCAGGCGCAGGTCGTCGAGCTGATGCGCGAGAGCGAGATCTATCGCGAGACGGACGACCGCCGCATCCATGCCCACTGGCTGCGCATCGAGGCGCGGATCGATGCCGGCGACGACGTCAGCACAACGGATCGTGAAGGGCTCGCCATCTATCGCCGCAGTCCGCAGCACCAGGCGATGAGCGATCTCTTCGAGAGTTTTGGCCTGACCGAGGCGAATTTCCCGCCCCGGCAGGCCAAAAAAGAGCCCGGCGGCAACCGGGCATAAGTTTTGGAGATTGGAGGCAAAAGCATGAAACACCAGATCGTACCCGTCAAGAATATCAGCCGGCTCAGCAATGCCGCGAATGCGCTGCTGCAGCGCACACCGGGCATGCCGGGCATGGGTCTCGTCCATGCGCCGACCGGCTACGGCAAGACCACGGCCTGCACGTGGCTGGTCAACCAGGTCAACGGCGTTTATGTCCGCGCGCTCGCGCTGTGGTCGCCCAAGACCATGCTCGAAGCGATCGCCCGCGAACTCGATATCGAGCTGCATGGCATGACCCTCGCGGGGATGCTGGAACGCATCATCCAGCGCCTCGCCGAAACCAACCGGCCCGTCTTCATCGATGAGGCCGACTACGTGGTACAGAGCAAGCGCCTGACCGACTCGCTGCGCGATCTGCACGACATGAGCATGACCCCCGTGATTCTCATCGGCATGCACGGCATCGAGCGCCGCATCCGCAGCAACCCGCAGTTCACCGGACGCCTGTCGCAGTGGGTCGAGTTCGAGGGCCTGGACGTCGAGGACGCGATCCTGCTGCGCGACAGCCTGATCGAGGTCGAGGTCGAAGACGATCTGCTGCAGGTCATCTACCGCGCCGCCAGCACCCGCAACAGCGGCGCCGAGGCCAGACGCCTGGTCGTCGGCCTGTCGCAGGTCGAGGGCTACGCGCGTCAGCGCGGCATGGACCGGATCGGCGTGGCCGACTGGCCGAAGGGCCGCGACTTCTTCCTGGGCATGCCGGCCCTGGGAGGTGTCTGATGCGCCCACCAGGAGCACACACCCGCGTCTACAAGCGCAAGCCGCGCGCCCGCGACCGCATCTGGCAGTCCATGCGCATCCTGCGCTCGTTCACGATCCCGACGCTCATGGCCACGGCCGAGGCGAGCGAAACGAACGTCATGCGCTACGTGCGCGGGCTGCTCGCCGCGTCGTACCTGTACGTCGTCAAGCCGCGCGACAGCGGCCGACGCGGTGGCCATGCGGTTTATCGACTCATCCGCGACACCGGCCCGATCGCGCCACGCCTGCAGAGCAACGGCACCACCTACGACCCGAACAAGCACGAGGTCGTCACTGGAGGCGTCGATCAGCGCCCCAAGGAGGCGCGCGATGACTGACTGGATCGAAGTCCTGCGCGAAGCCTGCGCAGATCGCGGGCAGCGCGCCGTCAGCACCGAGATCGACTACTCGACGAGCGTTATCAGCCAGGTGCTCAACGGCCTCTACAAAGGTGATTTGACCCGCGTTCAAGCGGCCGTCGAAGGCGCTTTGATGGGCGCCACCGTCAGTTGCCCCGTCATCGGCGAAATGCCGCGCCAGCGCTGCATCGAATACCAGCGCTCGCCCTATGCGCCCACCAACCCCATGCGCGTGCAGCTCTTCCGCACTTGCCCGACCTGCGCGAACAACACCGAGGGGAAAAAGTCATGAATGCCTGCCAATCCGAATGGCGCGCCGCCCCAGAGCTGCGCCAGCTCATCGCTCACACGTGGCCGCGCGAGTACGCCAACGCCCAGCGCGGCGTCCCCTGCGTCATCCCGCTGTACGACGGTAGCAAGATCCGGCTGCGCGCCGGCGAACCCGTCATCGAGATTGACGCGCCCGACATCGTCGCCCCGCTGCTGCAGGACGACCGCACTCCACGAGGTGATGCATGAGCTATCCCGACGCTACATCGAACGCTGGGGAAACGTGTTCGTCGCCAGCGGCTTGCACGAGGCCACCGGCCTCACCTTCGAAACCTTCCTGATCGACCCGGAATCGCACCTGGCCGCCCGCGAACGGCTGCATCTGATCGATCGGCAAACGCTCGGCTCGGCCGATTACGAACCGCTGCTGCCGCCGCAGCTGCGCGTGCGCGAACGTCTGGACGAGCTGACCGACGAGCTGGGCGGTCCCGATGCAGTACTTCGCAACGATCGCCTGGTCGAGCCGTGCCGCAGTCATGCCTGGCGCGGTCACCGCACGGCCGATCGCCATCACCGTGGAGGATCTTGAGATGGATGAACTAAAACAGGAATTGCTGCACTGCCTTGAAGGAAATCCAGGCGCTACGCGCCAGGCCTTTTTCGGTCTGTCCGAGCTATTCATTGATGAAGCGCAATGCACAAAGGCGCTTAGAGAGCTGTCTGAAAATGGCCTGATTAGGCGCGACGAGGACGGCGCCTACGAGCGTGTCGAGTCCCAGCCTGAAGCAACTGGTTCATCTGCAGATGAACCAGTTGTTCGTGCCAGCGAAGGATCTACTGCACCGCCGCCATCATTTACCGACCAGGCGCTCACGATCATGGATGAGCCTCGCACCAACGACGACCTGGTGCGCATGCTCGGGCTGACCAGCAAGCAAGCGACGAATGTGATCACCCGTCTGCGCGCTGCCGGCAAGGTGGTCTCTTGCGGATGGAAAGGCCGCAAGCAGCTCTATGCCCTCAACGACGGCAAGACACATGAGGCCGCGCCGCGCAGCCCATCACCGTCCCCAACCATCACGGCGAGCAAAAACCCCTCGCTGCGGATATCGCCTTCGCCGAGCGCCTGCGTGCCCAGGAGCGCGAATCCCGCGCCCTGCTGCGCCAGTACGTCGAGCAGCTCGACGACGTGACCCTGAGCGCCCTGATCGCAGCCACCGACGCAGCGATCGATGCGCGCGAGTCCTGGGAGAAAACCCATGCAGACTGACCAACAACCCAACGACATGCAGCAGCTGGAGCTGCTGGCCGAAGACGTGCGCAACGCTCGCAACGCGCTCGGTGAAGTGGTCACCGATCTGGAATCTCGGATCTCCGAGATCCGGCGCACCTTCCTTGCCCCGATGCGCGAGCGTGTGTGTGCCCTCAACGATGCCCAGGACGCGCTGCGCGCGGCCGTCAAACAGTCATCCGCCGACCTCTGGAAGCGCCGCCGCACGCGTACCGCGCATGGCATTCGGTTCGGCTGGATGAAGGGCAAAGGCAAGATCACCTGGACCGATGAGGCCAAGGTCATCGAGCGCATCAAGCAGGAGTTCTGCGATCAGGCCGACACCTACGTGCGCAGCAAGGAAAGCGTCGTCAAGGACGCCATCCAGCAGCTCGACGCCAAGCGACTCAAGAAGCTCGGCATCACCGTCACGGACGGCTCCGAAGAGGTGGTCATCAAGGATACCGCCGGCGAGCTGGACAAGCTGATCGACATGCTCATGGGCGACGCCATGGCCGATGAACAGGAGGGCGCGTGATGGACTGGCAGCAACTCATACACAGGATCGAAACCGGCGATGCCACATCGCACGATCCAGGCAGGTCGAGCGGCTCCTTGAGCAAAACAGAGCGCTTTCCAGGCTGGCGAAACAGGCCGCTGGCGTCATCGAAACGAATGCCGAGGATTTTCGGGTCGTGTTCTGCGACGGCGACGTGTGGGACAGCACAAAGGCACAGACCGAGTACTCGAACGACATCGCACTCGTCGGTGCGTTGCGCGCCAACGCAGAGGAGATCCGCTGATGCGAGAAATGCAACGAGAAACCGACTGGCTCGACGCCGCCAGGCAGGTCACTGAGGTCGAAACCGAACACCGCATCGCCGAGCGCGAACGTCCGCCGGAGCCCTTGAGCGCCGACGTGGCCCTGTCGAGCGACGACCTCAGATGCCCGGCATGCGGCGAGCCGATCCCCGAGGCCCGCGTGCGTGCCGGCTACACGATCTGCGTCGTCTGCCAGGATGCACGCGAGCGCAACTCCTGGTTGCACCGAGGAGGCTGACATGGCCATGCACGCAGCTCGTATCGAAAACAGCCCGCGCCTGCAGCGTGTGGCTCAGGTGCTGGCCGATGGCCAGGAACACAGCACACTGGAGATCGTGGCGCGCGCCCAGGTGATGGCCGTGAGCGCGACGATCGCCGAGCTGCGTGCCAACGGCCGCAACATCGTCTGCCGTCAGGACAAGCGTGTCTGGTATTACCGGGAGGTACAGTGATGGCTGAAACAGCCGCCGGCCTCCGCGAGCAGGCCCATAACCTTCGCGCCAGCGCTCAGCGCGCAGACAGCCTGGACGCCTACGACAAAGACATGCGCCAGGCGGATGACCTGGACGAGCAAGCGCGCCGACTGGAAGCCGCAGCGACCAAGTCGAAACCCAAAGCCAAGCGAGTCGACCGGCGTCGCAACGCCCAGCTCGCCAAGATCCACATCGCCCGGCAGCAGCTCGGCATGGACGAGGAAACCTACCGCGCGATGCTCCAGCGCATCGCAGGCGTCACCAGCGCGAAGGCGCTGACGCCCACCGGGATCGGTCGCGTGCTCGAGCATCTGCGATCGATAGGGTTCAAGGACAAGAACGCACGGCGTCCTAACCCACATATCTCACGCGAGGCGCAGATCGGCAAGATCGAGGCGCTGCTGGCCGATGCCGGGCGCGTGGGGTTATGCGGATGCCATCGCCAAGCGCGTGTGCCAAATCGATGCCGTCGCGTTCTGTAACGGCGATCAGCTGCAAAAAATCATCGCCGCGCTGGCCATCGACCAGCGTCGCAGGAAGGCGCGCTGATGAAAATCTACATCGCCGGCCCTATGACGGGCCTACCGGACAACAACTATCCCGCGTTCCATCGCATGGCTGATGAGTTGCGTGCCCATGGCTATCACGTCGAAAACCCGGCCGAGAATGCCAGCAATCCACCGCCTTGCGGCACCTGGACCGGCTGGATGCGCCTGGCGATCGCCCAGCTGATTCGTTGCGATCACATCCTCATGCTCAACGGTTGGCAGAATTCCCGCGGCGCACTGATCGAGCATCGCCTGGCGTGTGATCTAGGGCTGACCGTGCTTACTGAAACCAACATCGATCGGGATATGGAGGTGACGTGATGGATCTTTCTGACAAATATCTGCGATTCCAATGCGGCGATTGTGGAGCGCTGTATGAGGTTGAAGATGAAGCCAGAGAATGCTGCGCGCCAGAGATCCACGAATGTTGGTTATGCCCGGTTTGCTCTAAAGACCATTACGACATGGATGACGCGATTGGCTGCTGCAGTTTTGATCCGGAGAAGGAGCTGGTAGCCACGCCTCTTGAACTGGAGCTTCATGCCGGTCAAATGAGGTTTGTCGATTGATGATCATCATCTGCCCGCACTGCCAGACGCCGACGCCGCTGGAAGCGCACACGGAGGACGGTGCCGCTCGCGAGCTGTTCGCCTTGATGGGCCAGACTTCGATCTCGCCGGCGCTGGTGGCCTATCTCGGACTGTTCAAGCCACGACGCCAGGCGTTGCGCTGGTCGCGTGCGCTGCAGCTCGCCCACGAGGCCATGGCGCTGACCGCGGACGTGCCGCGTCTAGGCGCAGCATGATCGAAACCGTCGAGTCATTGCGCGCGCGGCGCCAGGCCGAAAATTGGAAGCCGCTCGCCAATCATCGCTACCTGATCAGCGTGCTCGAAAACGTGCGCCACGCGCCGGCTGCAGTGGCGCCTCAAAGCCCCGACAAACCACGTTCGAAGGCCGCGCAAGCGGCTGATGCATTGAGCCGGATCGCACCGCCTGAAGGCGTCCCGACATGGCTGGCGCGCGCGATCCTGGACGGCCTTTCGGTGCTCTGGACGAGCGGCCTGGAAGGTACGCCGGCGCTTGACCTGGTCGAAGTCACCGCGCAGCGCTGGATCGAGTACCTGGCGCCCAAGCGTGAATGGAACCCGGAGTCCCGCTATACCGGAGCCGCGCGGATTCGGTCGGCCTTTTCAGAGATCGCCCAGGGCGGAAAATTCCCGCAGCCGCGGGATGTGCTGGGCATCATCCCGAGAGGATGACCATGGACGCTCGCCTCCAGGAACTGCCGAAGTCAGTGCAGGAACTCGTCGAGCTGATCGGCATCGACGCGGCGCTGGCCATCGTGCAGGAGCGCGGCGGCATCCGACTCTGCGTGCCGCGCAACGCGCGCGAGGATCACTGGCTCGTACCGCTGATCGGTTTGGACGCGCTGCGGGCGCTCGTGGCGCACTACGATGGCGAAGAGATCGACGTGCCCCGCTGCGCTAGCGCCATACGTGCAGCTCGCGAGCGCCAGATCGCCGCCGAGCTGGAACATGATTCCGTCGCGCGCGTGGCCAGGCGTCATGCCTACACCGAGCGCGGCATCCGCAAGCTGCGCCGGCGCCTTGAGGCGCGCGGCGATATCGAGGATGCGCAGGGGGATTTATTCTGAATTTTTGAGAGGTGCAGTGCAGGATCATTCTCTCTCGAGAGCGTCTGCTATTTCCCTCGATGCTTCTTGAATGGCGACAATGAATGCTGCATTGTTGTAGTCGCTTGAACATGCCCGCATAAATGCCGCAATCAGTTCTGGGTGTTTACTTGCATAACCTGATTCAAATTGCTCATCTATGCACCGTATCGCTGCCCGAAAATACGTATCTGCTGTCATGGAAGCTTGATTCAACAAGGTGTCATAGCTTGCGGTGATTGCCACAGTGTTTCCTCCTTTAGCGTGCTACGTAATCACATTTTCAGAATAGCTGAACTTGCATGTATTGTGGTGCCTAGGTAGCCTGTTATCGCTCTAGACCCAAGGACGCCGGAACCGGTTCCGCCTCCTTTACCCCGTGGTCGCGCCCTAGCATGGCGCCATGGATTCCGTCGCCGCCTCCAGTCCCGTCGCCTCCGATCCGTGGGTGCAAACCCTCATCGGCAACATCCTCACGCGCGAGGGTGATACGTACACCGATCGCGTCAGCGATCTGGGCGGCCCGACCAAGTACGGCATCACCCAGGCCACGCTGGCGAAGTATCGCGGCCAGCCCGTCACGCCGGCCGACGTCGAGGCGCTGACGCGCGACGAAGCGTTCGCGATCTACCTCAAGGCCTACATCGACGATCCCGAGTTCGAGCACATCGATAGCGACGATCTGCGGGATCTGCTGGTCGATTCGGGGGTTCAGCATGGTCCGGGCCGCGCAGTGCAGTGGGTGCAGCGCAGCGTCGGCGTGAAGGTCGACGGCATCCTCGGGCCGATCAGCCTCAATGCCATCAATACCGCCAACGCCCGCGCGCTATACGTGCGCACTCTCTCGCAGCGCGTGCGCTTCTATGGCGCCATCATCACCAACACGCCCGACCAGGCCGCGAACGCATCCGGCTGGATGAACCGCATCGCGCCCTTCATCGACCGCGAACCCTTCCTGACGGGGGCGGCATGAAATGGCGCCGCATCGACGACTACGCCATCGAATCGGATGCGGGGTACACCGTCTGCCGCGTGTTCATACATGCCCGCTGGCACTACGAGGCGTGGATTCCGAAAGCGATGGACGGCTGGGATCGGGTGATCCACCGCGAGCCCGATGACGACGCTACCGAAGCCAAGGCCGCATGCGAGCGGCATTACGAGGAGATGCAATCGTGAGCGACTGGTTCAGTCAACTACTCGGTGAGGTTAAGGACGTAGCGCCCACGCTAGTCGGCGCAGCCGGGACTGCCCTTTCCGGTGGCAATGTCGCTGTCGGGGGAGTGCTGGCATCGTTGGTGCGCAAGCTCACCGGCACGGGTGCCGACGGCAACATCCAGGATGCGGCCAAGGCCATCCTGGAGGATAGCGACAAACTCAACCAGTTCAGGCTGCAGGCGCGCCAACTGGAGCTGGACGAACTGAAGCTGAGAACGGCCGATGTCCAGGATGCCCGCAAGACGCTGACCGTCAGCAATGGCGCGATCATCGTTTCGATCATCGTCCTCGTGGCTTACGGCGTTTCGTGCTGGTTCGTGATGTTCCACGCGGTGCCGGTGGGATCGCAGAATCTCGCCTATCTGCTGCTCGGTAACCTCGGCACCGGCTTCGGCATGGTCCTGACCTTCTGGCTCGGTTCCAGCCTCGGCAGCAAGAACAAGGACGCGATCATGGGGCAGTACATCGCCGCGGCCAGGGCCGACCAGACCGCGCGAGCGAAGGGGGCGGCGTGAGCGGTTGGGAGCAGCATCTGACGACGTTCAAAAACATCACGGACATCGTCCAGACCATCGGCATCATCATCATCGGGATCTACACTTTCTCGCTCCGCCATGGCATCGCCAACAAGAAATCGATCGAAGATCTGGAGATTGAACTGGCGACGGCCAAGAGCCGCGTGGTGGCGCTGGAGAACCGCCTCGACTCTGCGCCGACGCATCAAGACCTGGGCAATCTGCACGACCGCATCAACGATCTCTCCGGTGCCGTCCGCGAACTGGTCGGGGTAATGAGCGGCGTGCAGCGCAGCCTTGACCGAGTCGAGGACAAGCTGATGAACGAGGGAGGTAAACGATGAGTCGCTACGCCGATCTGGTCGCCGAGGATCGACGCCTGGTGTTGTTGCAGGCGCTGACCGAGTCGCCGGACTATGCCCTGCGCGAGACCGTCTTGCTGCGCCTCCTGGAAGGTGAACGTCTGGCGATCGGCCAGGACGGCCTGCGCGAAGAACTGCGTTGGCTGGCAGACTGCGGCGCGCTGACCATCGAATACCACGACGGCATCCAGGCCGCGCGCATCACTGCCCGCGGTGCCGATATCGCCGCCGGCCGCACGCGCGTCGAAGGCATCGCGAGGCCGCGTCCTTGAACGGTTACGGAGTCGCGGCCAAAGCACTCGCCATACTTGCCGGCGATGGGATTGCGTGGCTGCTGACGTTGACGGGGATGCGGCCCCTTCTTGCATGCGCTCTCGCGGCCGTGCTGATCGTCGGCAGCTTCAACCTCGGCAACTGGCTATGCGATCGGGCGGAATGACATGCCACGTCGCAACGCTCTCGAATCCCTCTCCCCGCAAACCCGCGCCGCCATTGACCGTGAGCTGATCGCGGCAGGCTTCGGCGGTTATGCCGAGCTGGCCGAACGCCTGGCGGAAGAACACGGCATCGAGACCAACAAGAGCAGCCTGCATCGGTACGGCTCGAAGCTGCAGCGCCGTCTTGCCGCCATCAAGGCCAGCACGGAGGCGGCGCGCGCGATCGCAGAGGCCGCGCCGGACGATGCCGATCACCGCTCGGCAGCCGTCATCAGCCTGGTGCAATCGGATCTGTTCGAGGCGCTGCTGTCGCTGCAGGAAGCTGACGGCGAGGACGTCGACCCGGCCGAGCGCGTCAAGCTGCTGAGCCGCGCGGCGCGTGCGATCGCACAGACCGGCCGCGCCTCCGTCAGCCAGAAGAAGTGGGAGGCCGAAGTCCGCACCAAGGCTGCCGAGGAGGCGGCGAGCAAGGCATCCAAGGTGGCCAAGAATGCCGGCGTTTCCGAGGAGACGATCAAGCTCATCCGCGAGCAGATCATGGGGATCGCAGGATGAAAGCCCGCGGCCGCGCCAAGATCCGGCCCGAGAATCCGGGCGGCATTTTCCTCCCCTACCAGGCGAAATGGGCGGCCGATCAGAGCCGCCTCAAACTGTCCGAGAAATCGCGCCAGATCGGCTTCTCGTGGGCGACTGCGTATGCGGCCGTCGAACGCACCGCGGCCAAGGGCGCACGCTTCGATCAGTGGGTGAGCAGCCGCGACGATCTCCAGGCGCGCCTGTTCATCGAAGACTGCAAGATGTGGGCTGGCGCGATGGAGCTGGCTGCGCAGGATCTCGGCGAGGTTGTGATCGACCCGGAGAAGCGCCTGTCGGCTTTCGTGCTGCAGTTCTCCAACGGCAGGCGCATCCACTCCATGTCGAGCAACCCGGACGCCCAGGCCGGCAAGCGCGGTGGGCGCATCCTCGACGAGTTCGCGCTGCACCCCGATCCGCGCAAGCTATGGGCGATCGCTTACCCCGGTATCACGTGGGGGGGCAACATGGAGTTGATCTCCACGCACCGAGGGAGCGCGAACTTCTTCAACCAGCTCGTGCGCGAGGCACGCGAGAACGGCAACCCCAAGAACATCAGCCTGCACCGCGTCACGCTGCAGGATGCGCTCGACCAGGGCTTCCTGTGGAAACTGCAGCAGATGCTGCCGGAAGACGACGAACGCCAGGCGATGGACGAGGCCGAGTACTTCGACTTCGTGCGCAGCGGCGCGGCCGACGAGGAGTCGTTCCAGCAGGAGTACATGTGCAGCCCCGCCGACGACAATGCCGCGTTCCTCGAATACGACCTGATCGCCAGCGTCGAGTATCAGATCGACTGGCCTTGGAGCGAGATCGAAGACGGCTACCTGTTCTGCGGTGTCGATATCGGCCGTAAAAAGGATTTAACCGTCCTTTGGGTGCTCGAAAAATTGGGCGACGTGCTCTATACGCGCCACGTCGAGGCCATGGAGAAAATGCGCAAGAGCGCGCAGGAGGCAATCCTCTATCCCTGGTTCGAACGCGCCAACCGAGTGTGCATCGATCAGACGGGCCTCGGCATCGGCTGGGTCGACGATGCGCAGGACAAGTTCGGCGAGCACAAGATCGAGGGGGTCAGTTTCACAGTGGCGACGAAGGAAGCCTCGCCTATCCCGTGCGCAGCGCCATGGAAGATCGGACGGTGCGCATCCCCTACGACCCGCAGATCCGCGCGGATCTGCGCCAGGTCACCAAGCAGACCACCACAGCCGGCAATGTGCGCTTCACCGCCGAACGCACGGCCGATGGCCATGCCGACCGCTTCTGGGCGCTCGCACTGGCGCTGCATGCCGGCAGCGGGCCGGTCAGCGAGATCGCGTTCAAATCCACAGGGCCGCGCCGTTCGGTTGCGCAAACCGACTACATGGGCTCCCGCTCGTTGAGCACGGCGACGGGCTTCGGCGCTGTACGCGGCGGCAACGACTTCCGAGGCTACGATGGCTGACACCAAGGTCAAACCGGATTTTGATCAGATCGCGACAACGCTCGATGGTCGCGATATCACCCGCGGTTATGTCTGGCCGCAGATCCTGCTCATGCCGCAGGATCTGGTGCTCACCATCCGCGGCGGAAACGATCTCAGGGCTTACGAGGATCTGCTGCGCGACGACCAGGTCGCCGCGACGTTCCAGCAGCGGCGCCTGGCGGTCACCTCGGCCGAGTGGACCGTCGACGCCGGCGGCAAACGCGCGATCGACAAGGCCGCGGCCGACTTCATCAAGCAGCAGCTCAATGGCATCGAGTGGGATCGCATCACCGAGAAGATGCTGTATGGCACGTTCTACGGCTACTCGGTCGGCGAATGCCTGTACGCCCGTGACGGCGCGCAGGTCGTGCTGGACGACATCCGTGTGCGCAAGAGCCGCCGCTTCCGTTTCGACGGCGAGCTGCGCATGCGCATGCTGACCTATGACAACCTCATGGGCGAGCTGCTGCCCGATCGCAAGTTCTGGATCTATCAAAGCGGCGCCGACAACGACGACGAACCCTACGGCCTCGGCCTGGGTCACTACGTCTACTGGCCCGTCCTGTTCAAGCGCAACGGGATGCGGTTCTGGCTCATCTTCCTCGAGAAGTTCGGGATGCCCACCGGGGTCGGCAAATATCCGAGCGGCACGACGGCAGAGGATCAGAACAATCTGCTCGCGGCCGTGCAGGCAATCCAGACCGACAGCGGCGTGATCATCCCGGCGAGCATGCAGCTGGAATTGCTGGAGGCGGCGCGCTCCGGTACCGGCGACTACGACAAGCTGCACTCGCGCATGAACGAGGCAATCTCCAAGGCGATCGTCGGCCAGACGATGACGGCCGATCACGGCAGCTCGCGCAGCCAGGCGCAGATCCACATGGTCGTGCGGCAGGATCTGGTGAAGTCCGATGCCGATACGCTGTGTGCCTCGTTCAACAACCAGGTGGTGCGCTGGCTGTGCGACTGGAACTTCCCCGGCGCGGCCTATCCGCGCGTGTATCGCCGGATCGAGGAGCCCGTCGATCTCGGCGCCATGGCGGCGACCGACAAGGATCTCGCGTCGATCGGTTTCCGGCGCAAGCTCGAGGACGTGCAGGAAACCTTCGGCGGACAGTTCGACGACCTCGGGATGCCGGCTCAAGGGCAACCCGGCGCCTCGATCCCATCGACGGCCTTTGCCGAGGGCGCAGATCCGCGCGATCCGGTCGACCTCTCGACCGCGACGCTGGCTCAGTTCGCGCAACCCGAGATCGGCCGCTGGATGGCCAAGATCGAAGCCATGATCAGCCAGGCCGAAAGTCTCGAGCAGCTCGAGGACATGCTGGTCAATTCATTCGCCGAGCTGCCGTCCAACAAGCTGGGCTATCTCATGGGCCGCGCGATGGCTGCGGCCGAGGCCGCGGGTCGCTTCGACGTCCAGCAAACGGCAAATGACTGACCCGCAGCCTTCCGCGATCGGCGGCATTCTCGGTCAGCCGTTTCCGCAGCAGCTCGCCTTCTTTCGCCAGAAGCTCGCCAACCTGGTGCCGACGGCCGCGTGGGATGACATGCTCAAGTCCGCGCACGATCGCGGATTCATGGTCGCCGGCGCCGCGAAGGCCGATCTGCTCAGCGACCTCGCCGCGGCCGTGGAGCGGGCGATCGGCGAAGGCCAGAGTCTCGAAGCGTTCCGCAAGGATTTTCGCGCCATCGTCGAGCGCAACGGCTGGCACGGCTGGACGGGCGAAGGCTCGGCGGCCGGCGAAGCCTGGCGTACCCGGATCATCTACAAAACGAATGCGGCCACGAGTTATGCCGCCGGCCGCTTCGCCCAGCTCAAGGCGTTCCCGCTTTGGGTCTATCGACACACACACGGCGAGCGATATCCGCGGCCACAGCATGAGCTTGGGATGGCCTGACCCTGCGCCAGGAGGATGCATTCTGGAACGCGCACTATCCTCCCAACGGGTGGGGCTGCAGGTGCTACGTGGTGGGTGCGCGATCAGAGCGTGGCGCGGAACGACTCGGCGGAGATTCGTCCAAACCGCTGCCCGATGGCTGGGATCGCACGGATGCCAAAACCGGCGAACCGCCCGGCATCGACAAAGGCTGGGGTTATGCCCCCGGCGCCAGCGTCAGCGATACGGTCGAGGCGATGGCGGCCAAAACCACGCAGTGGCCCTACACCATCGCCAAGGCTTACATGCAGTCGATGCCGGCCGATGTGCGCGACAGCCTGGCGCGCAGCTATCGCTCGCTGCCCTCGGTGGCCGACGACACCAGGCGTTATGCTCAAGCGGTCGTCGAAGACCGTTCGACGGCGCCTTATCGCACGCTGGGACTGGTCACATCGAAAGATGCTCACGAGATCCAAACGCTCACGGGCAAAAACGTTTCGGGCTTTGACTTCGCGCTGGACCCCTCGGCGATCCGGCATGTGCAGGACAAGCACGGCAATCCCGAAAACGAAGCCGCGCGTGGTCAGCGTCCCGTCACGACAGACGACTATGCCCAGCTGCCTGCCCTGCTGAATGCCCAGGGCATCCTGACCGATGCGGGATTCTCACGAACGACGAAGCTCCCGCTCGTTAAATGGCAGGCGGATATTGACGGGGAACAATGGAGCGCGGTATTTGAGATCCGCAAGGGGCGCCGGATGCTGGCGCTCCAGACGCTCCACATCAGGAATGAGAGGCAGCCGTGACCTTATCCCTACGTCCGAAACGCTCCGTGGTATGAGCACAGCGGTATGTGCCACGGCCTTGATGAGATCATAGCATGACGGTAACGATACGGATCGAGGATCAGGAAGTGCTCGCCGCGCTCCAGGCGTTGATGGATGCCGGCACTCACCTGGAGCCGGCATTCCGGGACATCGGCGAATACATGGTCGATTCCACCAAGCGGCGCTTCGGCGAGGGGATCTCGCCGGATGGCGACCCTTGGGCGCCCAACAGCCTGTCACGCTTTCGCGCAAGAGCGACCCGCGCCCGCTGCACGGCGAGTCGGGACGCCTGGAGAACGAGATCTACCCGCACGTCTTCGCGGATGGTGTCGAAATCGGTTCCCCACTGATCTATGCGGCCGTTCAGCAGTTCGGCGCGGCCAAGCATGCGTTCGGGGTCTCGCCCTGGGGCGACATCCCGGCAAGGCCGTTCCTCGGCCTGTCCGATTCGGATCGCATGAACGTGCTCGATATCCTCCAGGAACACCTGACGGCTGCGACGCGCTGAGAGCCGTTCTAAGCCGTTTAGTCCCGTGGGGCGCTCCCACCGCACCTCCAAAAAAGAGTTAAACGGTTTGGCGAGGATTTAAACGCCTTCCTGCGCGCGCGGGTGTGCTTGCGTGACCGTATGGGCGTCGGTATCGTGTAATCAGCTCTCAGAGCGTCCCGCCGGAACCCGTTCCCCCGTCATCAGCCATCGCCCCATTCGTAGAGTGGCGGCATGGACATGACCCATCCGCTCAATATCTTCCGCGTCGGCCGGCACACGGCCATGTCCGGCGCCACCCTCAACTTCACCGAGGCTGACCTGGCCGCCACGGCCCAGGCTTACGACCCGGCCATCCACGAGGCACCGATCGTGGTCGGGCATCCTGCCCACGATGATCCTGCCTATGGCTGGGTCAGTCGCGTCGAAGCGATCGGCGACACCCTTCAAGCCCAACCCCACCAGGTCGAAGAGCAGTTCGCCGAACTCGTCAGCGCCGGCCGCTATAAGAAAATCTCCGCCAGCTTCTACACCCCCGATTCCCCGGCCAACCCTGTGCCGGGCGTTTATTACCTGCGCCATGTCGGGTTCCTCGGCGCGCAGCCGCCGGCGGTCAAGGGTCTCAAGCAGGCCGAGTTCGCCGATGGCGAGGATGGCGTCGTCCAGGTCGAAGTGGAGTTCGCCGAAAGCGACGCCGAGGAAGCCCTGTTCGGGCGCTTCGTGCGCTGGCTGCGTGAACGCATCCCGGCCGACGATGCGACCGCATTCGCCGAGGCATTGTCGACCGCGCCCTGGAAAGCCGCGGCATCCGATTACGCCAGCGCCGAGGCTTACTGCAGCGCATGCCTGGTCGACGAAAACAAGCCCGGCCAGCCGAAAACCAAAAGCCAGTGCCACCTGCCCATCAAGGAGCCGGGCGGCAAGGTCAATCGCCATGCGCTGTATGCCGCGCAAGGCGCGCTTGTCGGCGCACGGGGCGGCGTCGATCTTCCCGCCGACGTCAAGCGCGCGGCGGCCAAGAAGCTCGTCGAGCTGTTGAAGGCCCACAAACTCCCCCCTGCGGCGTCGCTCATGCGGCTTGCCGATTTTTCCGAGAACGGAGCCACCGAGACCATGACCCCAGAAGAGATCGCGGCCAAAGAGGCCGAGCAGCAAGCCAGGGAGGCGCAGTTCGCCGAGCGCGAAGCCGCCCTGGTAGATCGCGAGCGCAAGGCGCGCCGCTCCTACATCACCGAATTCGTCGAGCAGCTCGTCAAGGAGGGCAAGGTGCTACCGCGTGACCAGGCCGGTCTGGTCGAGTTCATGGACAGCATCGGCGCGGATGTCGTCGTCGAGTTCGCCGAGGGCGCCACGACCGTCAAGAAGCCAGCCACCGAGTGGCTCAACAGCTTCCTGTCGAATCTGCCGCCGGCGATCGACTACGGCGAGCGCGGCAATCAGCAGTCGCGCGAACGCGTGACCGCGACGGTTCAGACGCCGCCCGGCTATGGCGTCCGCCAGGAACGCGCCGAATTGCACGCCCAGGCTTTGGCCTACTCGGAAAAGCACAGCGTGTCCTATATCCAGGCCGTCGAGGCCATCGAGCGAGGTCAGTAAGCCATGGGACGTCAATCACTTGTCAATCTGTCGCTGACCCTCAAGGCGACCACGGCGATCACGCAACATCGCGGCGTCGGCTTCGACGGCGCGCAGGCCAGCGCGCAGGGCCAGAAGGTGCTCGGCGTCGCCCACTTCGATGCGGTCATCGGCGATGAGGTCACCGTCGACGTCGACGACACCGTCCTGGTCGAAGCCGGCGCCGCGATCGCCATCGGCGACGCGCTGATCATGGATGCGCAGGGTCGCGCCATTCCCAGTACCGGCGAGATCGGCGTGGCGGCGGGCGCCACGGCTGTGACCAGTTCCGCTGCGAATGGCGCCATCCTGACCGGCGGCATCATGCCCGAATACGTCTTCGCGGACGCGCTCGAGGCGGCCACCGCTGCCGGCCAGATCATCGAGGTCATCACGCGCCGATAACCGGCGCCCGATCCCAATCCGTCAGCACGACAGCACTCAAATCCGAGGATATATCGCCATGCTCAGCAAGCTCACCCAACACCAGAAGGCATTCCTGCTGCTCTTTGCCTTCCTCGTATTCGCCGAGATCTGCGGTTTCCTCGGCTATCCCCTCCTGCACCCGCACGATCTGATCGGCATGGGCGCGATCGGCATCGGTATCGGCAATCTCAGCCCAAGCCAGGCGCGCATCATCGACCCGATCGTCACGGAGGTCGTGCAGGGTTATCAGTATCCGCAGCTCGTCGGCAGCGCTTTGTTTCCGGAGGTGCCCGTCTCGACGCGCGGCGGTCAGATCGTGTCGTTCGATAAGACGGCCTTCATGAAGTTCAATCTGCGCCGCGCGCCGGGCGCCGGCACCAAGCGCATCGAGTTCGGGTATGCGGGTCTGCCGTATGCACTGCTAGAAGACAGCGTCGAAGGGAAGGTACCGTTCGAGATCATGCAGGACGCCGAGCGCGTGCCGGGCATCAATCTGGCCGCGCAGTATCTCAAGACCACCATGCAGGTCGTGAAGAAGAGCCTCGAATCCGACCAGGCCGCGCTGGCGCTGAATGCGGCGCTCTACCCGGCCAACAATACCGTGGTGCTGAGTGGTACAAGCAAGTGGTCCAATGCCGCCGGCACGCCCACCGCGGACATTCTCGACTACCGCGAAGCGATCCGTACCGCCATCGGAATGTACCCGAACACGTTGCTGCTGTCGGCTTCTGCCTTCAAAGCGGCTCGCGAGAATCCCAACGTGGTAGCGCGCTTCCAGTACACCTCGCATGACTCGATCACGGCAGAAATGCTGGCCAACCTTTGGGAGGTGGACAAGATCGTCATCGGTACGGACGTGTACTACGACGAAACCACGGGAGCCATGGTCGACGTGTGGGGCAACAACGCGGTCCTTGCCTACGTGCCGCCTGCACCTTCCAGCCAGCAGGAACCGTCCTTCGGCTACACGTACCGCATGGTCGGCGCGCCGTATGCCGAGGAACCCTACCAGGACCGCAACGCCAAGAGCTGGATCTATCCGGTCACGTATGAGCGCGCGCCGGTGGTCACCAGCATCGACTCGGCGTTCCTGATCCAGACGCCCGCATAACCCCCTGCGACGAGGATGGCCATCGCGAGCGTCGGGAACTCGGATGGAGGCAGCGATTGAGCCGGCTCTCCCGACCTTGAGCCGGCTCGCGTCAACCACACGGAGAAGACAATGCCCACCGAAGAGACCACACAGCAGACACCGGCCGCCGCGACCGAGACCGATGCGCCCAAAACGCCGGCGCCGAACGATATCGCGACCGTGACCGTCCTCACCAAGTCGCCCGTCAAACACAGCGGCACGCTGTACAAGATCGGCGGGAAGATCGAGGACGAATTCCAGCACTTCGAAGCCATGATCGAGAGCGGCCTGTTGCGCCTCGAGGGCTTCGTCGCGGGCAAGCCGGCCAAGAAATAAGGACGTAGCCTGTGACCTACACCACCGAACAGGACATGATCGATCGCTTCGGCAACGATGAGCTGCTGCAGCTCACCGACCGGAACAACACCGGAGCGATCGACACGACCGTGCTGGACGATGCGATTGCCGACGCCGGCAACGAGATCGACAGCTACCTCGGTGGTCGTTACACGCTCCCCCTCTCGACGGTGCCTCCCGTTCTCAACCGCGTGTGTGCCGATATCGCCCGATATCGGCTCTACACGTTCGAGGCGCCGACTGAGGTGGCCAATCGCTACAAGGCGAACACGCAATGGCTGACCCAGGTCCCAATGGCGTGATCCAGCTCGGCGTCGACGCCGTCGGTGCGCAGCCGGCCGACGCCGTCACGCCTCCGAATCCTCCGGCGCGGGTGTTCACCTATGACACGCTCAAGGACTACTGATGTCCTTCGCCGCCACTTACCTCGATGCCGAGACGCAGATCGTGGCGCTCCTGCAAGCGGCCAAGATCGCCAATGTCCGCACTATTTTGACGGCCGGGGATCTCGCCACGGTACAGGAGAACCAGCAGATCACGCCGGCATTGCATGTGATCTACAACGGCGAGTCGGTACCGTCTGCGTCCGATATGCGGGGCACCTACGGATCTCCGCAGGTCGTTTACCAGCAGTGGCTCGTCGTGATCGCCGTGCGCAACGTCAAGAAGATCCGCGAGGGCGAAGGTGCACGCGAGGACGCCGGCCCGATCATGAACGCCGTCATCAAGGCGCTCCAGGGCGTTCAGCTCTCGGCCGATTTCCCGCGGCATCTGCGCCGCGCTACACCTCCGAAGCCCAAGTACACGACCGGCTTCGCCTATTTCCCGCTCGCATTCACGCTTGAGGTAGACACCTGATGCCCCCTGATCAGCCGAAACAGAAACAGTTCGACGTGACCATCGCCATCGAGAACCACAAACACGCCGGCGTCTTGGTACCCAAGGGCGCCACGATCCAGGCCACGCTGCCCGAGGCGCGCTGGCTCGAGGCGCAGGGGATCGGCAAGCCCGCGCAGCCGCTGCCGGCCGATCAGAAACCCGCCGCGCCGACGCCGGCGCCGACCACTCAGACCGGCAAGCAGGAGGGTTAATCCATGCTCACCGAACAGTACTTCCGCGGCCAGGGGCCGATTCTGGTTGCCGGCCTGGATGCCAATGGCAATCCGCTGGAATTCGAGGAAACGGGCGATGCCAGCGGCTGCCTGTTCTCGCCGTCGGCATCGGTCGTCAGCAAGCAGGAGCACAAGTCGGGCCTGTCGCGCGAGGACAACCGTTTTTACCACGGCCTCAAGGTCGATCTGGAGCTGGACTACGAGTCGTGGCTGCCCGATGACATCGCCCGATATCTGTGGGGCGTCTCCACCGCCAAGGTCGCGGGCAGCGTCTCGTCCGAGACGATCAACGGCACCCTCAAGCAGAACGCGATCTATCGCCTGGACAATCCGAATGTCAGCGCCCTGGTGATCACGGACTCGGCCGGCACGCCGAAGACACTCGTGGCCGGCACCGACTATACCGAGAACGACGTACACGGGTCGTTCCAGTTGCTTGCCGACCCCACGACGCTCACCGCTCCCCTCAAGGCTTCCTACAGCTACGGCGTGTCGACTGACGTCGGGATGATGATGAGCGTTCCGGCCGAGGTCTGGGTGCGTCTCGAGGCGGTGAATTCGGCCGCGGGCGGCAAGCCGCAGCTGATCGAGTTCTACCGCTGCGTCTTCGAGCCGGCCAGCAACATGGGCGCGATCTCGGATACTTATATGGCGCCCAAGCTCAAGGGTGGCGCGCTGTTCGCTTCCGCGCGCCCGGTCGACCCGATCCTCGGCCAGTACGGTCGCGTCACGGCCATCGGTTAAGGGGGCTGAATGACCGACAAGACTCAGGAGACCCAGGCGTCGGACAACGAGGCCGAGATCTTGTTCCCCGATCGGCAGATCGAGATCGGGGGCGAGATCGTCACGGTGCGCGAGTTCGGTTTCAAGGAAGGCATGCGGCTGGCACCCATTGCTCAGCCCATCATCGACAGCATGGGTGCGGAGGTAGAGAAGGAAGCAGGCCCATCCATGCAGGCGCTGAACGACGCGCTGTACGCGCATCCCGATCAGATGGTGCAGCTCATGGCGGCCGCCTGCGATCGCCCGGTCGAGTGGATCGACGCGCTGTCGGACAGTGACGGTCTGGATCTGCTTTGGCTGTTCTGGGGCGTCAACGCGCGTTTTTTCACGCGCCGCCTGGTGCTGCGCCAGGCGTTCAGGAAAGCCGAACAGCAGACGGCCGGCGCCGGGTCTACGCCAGGCGACCGAAAGGCCCCAGCCTCGGAGACATCTACGACGCCTGATCGCTCGCGGTCATCGGCGCTCGGATGTCGATGCAATGACCCGGCGCCAGATGCAGCTGTTCTACCGCAAGGCGCTCAAGGCGAAACAGCGCGATCGCGCCGACAGGGCCGAAGAAGTCGCTGCCGCGTTTGCTGGCGGAGATGGGTTCACGAAGTGGGTCGATAAATTGCGCAATACCGATTAACGGTGATGCCACCAGATTCGGAAGCGGACCACGGCATACCACAGGAAGCCGATCATGATCATGATGCCGCCCAATCCGATGCCTCCTGAACTTGATCCACCACCACTGGAGGCCGCGATCGCAAACACCACGCCAACAAGCAGCAGCAAGATCGACAGCAGCTGCTGTGCCTTCAATCCTTTGCCCGTTTGTTCGATGACGCGGGCAGATGTTGCCGCGGCTGCCAACGGCGTACCGCATGAAGGGCACGATGCCGCTTTGTCAGATACCTGGTGCCCGCATTCCGGGCAACTGATGATGGCCATTCCCACTCCCCTCGGTCTGAACAAACCCCATCGGAGCCTAGCACATGTCCACTGACATGAATTTGCTGATCCGAATCCGCGCCGATATCCAGCAGGCCGTCGGCCAGCTTGAGAAAATCACCGGCGAGGTCAAACGCACAGGTGAATCTGGCGTCACGGCCAGCGCCGGCATGAAGCAGCTCAACAAATCCACCGAGCAGGCCGCGCACGGGGCGTCCATGGCGGCGCGTGCGTTTCGGGATCTGCGCGATTCGTTCCTGCTCTATTACGCAGGCGATCTCATCACTCGATTCACGGGCGGCCTGGTCGAGGCTAACGTCGCGGCGCAGCGCATCCATTACACCTTTGAGAATGTCACGGGATCAGCTGCTGGGGCTAGCCAAGAGATGGCGTTCGTCGGCGAGACCAGCAAACGGCTCGGGCTTGCTCTCCAGTTGACCGCGCAGTCTTACGCGCGCCTGGCGGTCAGCGCCTACAGCGCCGGTCTGACGCAGGAACAATTTCACCAGGGTTTCATCGGCCTGGCAGATACCTTCACCGTGCTCCACACGCCGGCCGAGGACGTGTCCGGATTGCTCATCCAGCTCGAACAGGGCATGAGTCTCGGCAGGCTGCAGATGCAGGACTTCCGTGCGATCGCGCAGCACCTGCCCGGTACGTTCGAGCTGGTCAGCGAAGCCGTTCAGCGCATGGGTGGAAATCTGAACGACATGCTTCAGCATGGCGGAGTTCCGGCCAAGCAATTCTTCGAAGAATTCACCGCACTGCTGCGCGAAAAATACGGCCCGGAAGCCGTTAGCGCATCGCATTCATTGAATGCCGAACTCAACCGTCTGCATACCACCATCTTCGAGCTGGAGACACAGCCGTCCGGCTTCGTCGAGTCCCTTACGCAATCGATCCAAACGCTGAATCATGAGCTGAATGACCCTGCCATCCAGCAAGGCCTGAATAATCTGATTGGTGGATTTGGGCGCTTCATTGACTACATGGTGAAGGCGCTTGCTCTGGTCGGGCGTTTCAGCTCTGACCTCGGTGTTTTGGTTGCCAAGATGAAGGGTTTCGACGCCTCCTACCCGCATCAATTGCGCGTACGAATCTCCCGGCTCAAAACCGAGATTCAACGTCTGCAGGACACCATCAACGCGCCGGCATGGAAAAAATCGGCCATGGCGGCAATGTTCGGGCAACAGATGCCCGAATGGCGTAAGAACTCCGACCAGCTAAAGGCCAAGCTGGCGTCCCTGCAAAAGCAGCTCGCGCAGGCACAGCGCGAACTTCACGACTACTCAAAGCCAACCGGCCCTGCTTCGTCCGGCAATTCGCCGCTGCACCAGGCAGGTAAGGATGCAGTCGGTACCGCGCAGCAGCTAGATCAGCTCAACCAATTCGTCAGCAAGAGCATTCTCGACAGCATCACATCGATGCAGACACCCGAGCAGCTCAAGTCGATCAACGCCATCATCGACTCACTGCGAATGCAGTCGGCAACCTATGGCCAGACGTCGCGCGAGGTGATGCTCTACAAATTGCGCACCGAAGGGGCGACATCGGCACAGATCGCCGAGGCCCGCGTGCTGCTTGATCAGATCGATAAGCTCAAAGCCGTCGCCGACGCGGCAAAAAAGAAGGCCGAGGCAGAGAAACAAGCCGAGGCGCAGGCCAAGCGCCATGCCAAGCAACTCGCCGACGATGCACAACGCGTCAAGGACATGCTCGATCCGACGCTGAAATATCAGCGCGAGCTGCACCAGATCACGCTCGAATATCAGGCCGGGGATCTCAGCGCCGCGCAATATCAGATGGCCGTCGACAAGGTCACCAAGCAGCTCAAGGCTGCATCCGACGCTGCCAAGAAGACCAGCTCATCGCTGAACCAGTTTTTCGTGGGCGCGGCGCGCGGCATCCAGTCCGACCTGGCCAACTTTCTGACCAACCCCTTCAAACAGGGTTTAAAGGGGCTTGAGCAAGCCTTCGCGCAGACCTTGCAGCGCATGGCCGCGCAGGCGGCGGCGGCGCAGATCGCCAGCAAGCTGTTCGGCGCCAATTTCGGCAGCGGCGGCGGCCTCGGCGGCTGGGTGGGCACGCTGGGCTCATGGGCGGCTAAATATTTTCACGAGGGCGGCGTCGTCGGCACCGGCGGCCGCAGCGCGGCCGTCCCTGCGATGGCGTTCGCGGCCGCGCCGAGATTCCACAACGGCGGCTTCCCCGGCCTCGCGGCCGATGAGGTGCCGGCCATCCTGCAGCGCGGCGAGATGGTGCTCAGCCGCAAGCACCTCGCGCAGGGCGCGGCCAGCCAGCCGGTCGTCGTCAACATGACCGTGCACTCGCCGGACGTGGCCAGCTTTAAACGCTCACACGGGCAGATCGCCGCGGACCTCGGCGCCGCGCTGACCCACGGTCTGAGGCGGAATTCGTGAGCGGCGCGCCCTTCGCGGAGATCCTGCTCGACCTCGGCTACGACTATGCCACGGTCGGCGGCCCGCAGTACGACACCATCATCACGGCGACCGCCTCGGGCCGCGAATACCGCACGCGGCGCTGGAGCGCGAGCCGCGGCAAGTGGCAGATCGGGCAGCGCCGCATCAACCGCGCGAGATCGGCTATCTGCTCGCGTTTTTCCGCGCCCGCAGCGGGCAATACGAGGGTTTCCGCTTCCTCGACTGGCAAGACTACAGCGCCGCCGGCGAAGCGCTCACGCTGACCGGCGCGCCCACTGCGCAGCTCGTCAAGACCTACCAGGACAGCGCCGGCAGTTACCAGCGCACCATCTCCAAGCCTAATGCCGGCGCGACGCTGACCCGCGCCGGCAGCGCCTATGCCTACAGCGCGCTGGACACCACCACCGGCATCCTCACCTTCAGTGCCGATCATCATGAGATCGCCGCGTCGGCCACGCCCGGTGCGACGACCGTCGTCAACGTCGCCTCGGCTGCGGTCTATACCGTCAATAATCTGGTCTGGATCAGCAACCTGACCGGCTATGCCGCCCAGGCCGTCAAGATCACCGCGCGCGACACCACGGCCAACGCCATTACCCTCGCGCTCGACACCAGCGCGAGCGGCTCGCTCAACGCGCCCACGCTCGACCTCTACCCGCAGCCGGGCGAGGCCATACTCTGGAGCGGCAGCTTTCACGTGCCCGCGCGTTTCGACACCGATCAATTCAGCGCGACCTTCGCGGTCGCGGACCCGGATACCGGCGATGCCCTGTTCGACCTCGCGTCGCTCACTGTCGTGGAGATCAGATTGTGACCGTGATCCTGCAAATCATCCTGATGCTATCCGTCATGTTGGCCGGCCCCGCCGCCGCCGCGCAGGCCTACGGCCCCTATCGCGCGACACCCGTCCGGGTGATCGATGGCGACACGGTCGTGATGGATATCGACATCTGGCCGGATGTCACCTACCGCCTTGCCGTGCGCATTTACGGCGTGGACACCGCCGAGCTGCACAGCCGCAACACCTGCGAGCGCGCGCTGGCCATCAAGGGCCGGGCGTTCACAGCGGCGTGGCTCGCGCGCGGCGGCGGCATCACGCTCGATCGCGTGCAGCTCGGCAAATATGCCGGCCGCGTCGTCGCCGAGGTCAAGCGCGGCGGCGACAGCCTCGCAGCCGACCTGATCGCCGCGGGCCTTGGCCATCCCTATTTCGGCGGCCGGCGCGCGGGATGGTGTCTCCCATGATCCGCCTGCGCAAGACCGCCATCCGCATCCTGCTGCTGCTCGTCGCCTTCTGCGCGGCGCCCATCGCGCTCGCCTGGTGGGACGCGCACAAGCCCGAGGGCGGCGCATGAGAGCGCTCGGCGCAGCCCTCGCAGCCGCGCTGGCCGCCGGCACCGCCAACCTCTGCACCATCTGGCAGCTCACGCTGGTCAATGGCGTCGTCGAGCGCTGGACCGATCACGACGAGGATATCCAGTGGGGCGGCTACACCTGGGCGGCCACGGATGCCTATACCCGCACTCAAACCATGGCCCGCGCCGACATGTCCGTGATCACCACCGATATGGACACCGGCGTGCGCACCGGCCTCGATCAGCCCGACATCGATGCCGGCATCTACGACAACGCCCGGATCACGCTCTGGACGCTCGACTGGTCGGCCAGCAGCTACGAGCCCGTCGAGCTGGTCAGCGGCCGCATCGGCAACATCACGATAGAGGCATCGGGCCTCGTCAAGTTCGAATTTAGGAGCCTAACGCAGCAGCTGCAGATCCGCATCGGGCGCACCATCGGCCCCGCCTGCGATGCCGATCTGGGCGATACCCGCTGCGGCGTCAACCTCGTCAGCTACACCGTCACCGGCAGCGCGACGGCCGGCACGAGCGCAAGCCTAACGGACAGCGCCCGCACCGAGGGCGACGGCTACTACACCGGCGGGCGCGTGACGCCGACCAGCGGGCAGAATGCAGGGCTTGAGCGCGAGGTGCAGGACTACACCGCCGGCGTGTTCGCCGTCTATGACCCGTGGCCGTATCCCGTCGCCGTGGGCGACACCTATACCGCCGTCGCCGGCTGCGACAAGACCGACACCACGTGCGCCACTAAATTCGCCAACCTGCCGCGCTTTCGCGGCTTCCCGCAGGTGCCGGGGGCTGATGTGGCGTATTCCGGCAAATGATCAGCGGCTATCCATCAACGCCCGCACAGCGCGCTCGACGATCTCCGTCCGTGTTGCCTCCTGCGCATCGATCCACCGGAGCAGATCGGGGGGCAGTCTCAACTGGACCGGCTGCCGGCGCTGGTCTGGCGGCAGGGGCTTTCGCCCCTGGCCGCGGCCTGCGCCGCCGCGCATCAGTGCCACCTGTTTTCGCCGATCTTGCGGGCTGCAACGACTTCGCCGCGCTCGTCCAGGATGACGATCGTATGAGCGATGAAGCCGTCGCCGAACTCACGGCTGGCCGCGCGTTTGGCCTGCAAAAGTGTCCCGTCGATCTTGATCTGGCGGGCGTTGCTGACGCTGTGATGACTTATTGTTGCTGTGTATCGGCTCATTGTCCCGCCTCCTTAATTGAGGATATCCGCAAGGCTACCCTGATCAACGCGATGGTCATTTACTACTTTTTCGCAGTCTTCGAGCGTCCCGATGAACACGCAGATAGACCCGTTGATCACGTCCCCAACACTATTGCTAATGGCGTAGCAGTTGGGGTTGTAAAAGTAATGATCGCCATCTTTCCAGACCGCATATTGATTGTTTGTGTTCATAGTGATTCTCCTTGCGTGGTGTTTTCCTTAACCTTGATTACAGTATACAGCAATCAACAAATATCGCAATACAAAAATCAAAGATTAGCCAAGTTACCCGACGAACGGTCATATGAGGATGCCGCATGATCCCCGCCGATGACCTCATCGCCGCCGCGCGGGGCATGATCGGCACGCCGTGGGTGCATCAGGCGCGTCAGCCCGGCATCGGGCTCGACTGCATCGGCCTGATCGTCTGCGCCCTGCGCGCCTGCGGCGAGACGCCGCCCGACCGCACGGACTACTCGCGCACCCCGTCAGGGTTGCTGCTGCCGCTGCTCGGTCGGCACTGCGGGTCGCCCACGGCCTGGGCGCCGGGCCGGCTCGCGGTCTATCGCATCATGGCCGAGCCGCAACACCTCGCCCTGATCGGCGGCGAGACCATCATCCATACCAGCCTCGAAACCGGCCGGGTCGTCGAGCATGCCGAGGGCGCGCGCTGGGCTCGGCGGCGCGTGGCGGTGTATGCGATACCCGGAGTGAGCGCATGAGCGATCAGTCGACCGGCTCGCTGATCGGCGGCATCTTCGGCGGCGCCATTGGGTTTTTTTTGGGCGGCAACGTGGCGCTCGGCTATGCCATCGGCTCGGCCATCGGCGGCCAGATCGGCGCGGCCAACGCGCCGCCGCTGCAGGGTCCGCGCTTGCAGGGCCTGGCGCCTCAGGGCGCCGATTATGGCGCATCGATCCCGCGCCTGATCGGCCGCATCCGCGTGGGCGGCGCGACGATCTGGGCCGGCCCGCTCAACGAGCACAGCCACGACAGCAGCGGCAAGGGCGACGGCGGACCCAAAACCCAGTCATACAGCTACACGCGCAGCTTTGCCGTCGCGCTGTGCGAGGGCGAGGCCGACGTGGTGCGGGTGTGGGCCGCCAAAAAGCTGATCTACGACGCCACCAGCCAGGACCCGGCCGTGGTCGTGATGGGTCTGGGCAACGCCCAGGGCCAGGTGCTCACGGTCTATCGCGGCTCGGAATCCCAGGGGCCCGACCCGACGATCCAGGCCTACGAGGGTGCGGCGCCGCCGGCGTACCTCGGCACCTGCTATATCGTCATCCACGAGCTGGACGTCACGGAATACGGCGGCCGGCTGCCGCCGATCGAGGCCGAGGTGATCGCGCGTCCCGGCGGCGCGGCCGTCAGCGTGCAGCATACCCTGGGGCCGTATGCGCTGCCGGCCGCGCTGCACCCGACCGCATCCTGGGCATGGCCGCGTATCTGGCGTGTCAACCAGGGCCTGCTCGATCTGGCGGGCATGGACTGGTACAGCCACGAGCTGCCCATGGCCGCGCAGGTGCAGTCGGGCAATCTCGTCAAGCTGATCGGCCCGTATCCGCTCGACACGATACAGGGCGGTCCCTACAGCTATCAGGCGCCGATCACCGGCACGCCCTACGGATTTGTGTATGCCGCCGGCGAGCTGTACGTGTTCGACACGCGCGCGCCCAGCGTGGTCAAGCATCTGGCGCGTCCGAGCGGATACACGGGTATCTGGGGCGGCTCTCAATTCGCGGGGATCGCCGGCAACGCGATGTTTTTTTCGGCGGGCGCGGCCGGCAGCGGGATCATCCTTGCCAGCACCGTGACGCCCGGCCAGATCACGGACGGGCAGCCCGCTTATGCCGCGCGCAGATCGGTTTCGCCGGCACCGGCATCGTGATCGGCACGCTTGCCGGCGGCGAGCCGGTGTGCATCACCAATTACGGTGGCGTCAATACCGGCTACATGTGGGATATCGGCATCCAGCAAATCTGGACCGGCACGCTGCCGACCAACTGGCAGATCGGCCACCTGCAAGACGGCGCGCTGACCGTCGTCAATGGCGCCGGCTACCTGGAGGAGTACGACTGGACCGGCAGCGGCTGGTCGCTGGCGTGGACGAGTGCCGCGCCGCTGGCGACGTGGACGTCCACCACGGCGCTGGTCGCGCTCGTCGTCGCGCCCCGGCAGGTCTACGTGATCCAGAAGGCATCCGGCGAGTACTACCAGATCTACACCGAGGACGGCATCAGCCAGTACCCGGCGCTGACCCTGGCCGACCTCATCACCACGCTCGCCCTCGAAGCGCCCGAGATCACGGCGGCCGACATCGACGTGACCGCGTGCACCGGCATCCCGATCACCGGATACAGCCGCCCAGCGCCCAGCACCGCGCGCGATGCCCTGTCGAGCGCGCTGGCGCTATATCAGGTCGACTGCATCGAGTCGGGCGGCAAGCTCATCTTCCGGCCGCGCGCGCAGGCCCAGACCATCACCGTGGACCCGGACGATCTCGGTGCGCACGACTTCGCCGCGCAGGACATCCCCACGCTGACCAGCACGCGCACGCAAGCGGCCGAGCTGCGAGGCAGGTCAACCTGCATTACCTGGACCCCGCGCGCGACCTGCAGCCCGCGCAGCAGACCGTGCGCCGCCTCGATGCGACCGAGGGCCAGACGATCGATCTGCAATATCCCGGCGCGCTCGATGCGACCGAGGCCGTGCAGCGCGCCGAGATCGTCCTGCGCGCCGCCTGGCGCACGCGCACGCAGCGCAAATTCGCGCTGCCGCACACCTATCTTGCCGCCGAGCCGGGCGACGTGCTTGCCTGGGGCGGCTATCAGATCCGCATCACCCGCATAGACGGCGCGGTGCCCGGCCCGCTCACCATCGAGGGCGTCGACCAGCAGCCCGCCGATTACACCAGCTACCGCACCGGCAGCACGCCGGCGGCGAGCACCACGGTCAGCATCCCCGGCCCGACGGATCTGCTGCTGCTCGATATCCCCGCGCTGCGCGACGCCGATGCGCAGACGCCGGGCCTCTACATGGCCGCTGCCGGCTTGGTGTCGGGCTGGCCGGGCGCGGCCATCGAGCGCAGCGGAGACGGCGGCGCGAGCTGGTCGCAGATCGGCGTCATCGGCCAGACCGCCACCCTCGGCGTCGCCACCACTGCGCTCGCGGACAGCGGCATCACCACGGTATTCGACCGCGGGTCCACCATCACCGTGCGGCTGTACGCCGGCGCGCTGTCCAGCGCGACCGAGCTGCAGGTGCTCAACGGCAGCAATCTCGCCGTGCTCGGCGGCGAGCTGATCGCATACCAGACCGCGACGCTCAACGCCGACGGCACCTACACCCTGAGCAAACTGCTGCGCGGACTCTACGGCACCGAGGATGCCATGGGCAGCCATGCAGCCTTCGAGCGCTTCGCGGCCGTCACGAGCGCCGGCACCGGCTGGCTGCGCCAGGCCGAAAGCGCCAGCCTCGTCGGCGCCACGCTCAACTATCGTGGCACAACGCTCGGCACATACTCGAGTAACGCCGACACAGAGGCGCTCGTCTATGCCGCCCGCGGCCTGTTGCCGTACAGCCCGTGCCACCTCAAGGGCAAGCGCGCAAGCTCGGGCGATCTGACGATCACCTGGGTGCGCCGCACGCGTTACCAGACCAACTGGAAATTGGACTACTGCCCGCTGGGCGAGACCAGCGAGCTGTACGACCTCGAGATCCTCAACGGCGCCACCGTCGTCCGCACCCTTAGCAGCCTATCAAGCCCGACCTACACCTACACTGCTGCCGACCAGACCGCAGATTTCGGCGCCGCGCAGACCGCCGTCAGCATCCGCGTCTATCAACGCAGCGCCGCCGTCGGCCGCGGTACCGCAGCCATCGCCACCGTCTAGGGATCACCGACATGACCACACCGATACTCAAACTCCCCGAAGCCGACCAGAGCCAGGCCACCCTCTACCCCACGCACAACGAGGCCCTGCGCCAGCTCGAAGTGCTGCTGACCCGCGTGCTCAGCATGACGACCACGGCGCAGCCGGCAAGCCCCGCCGATGGCGATGCTACATCATCCCCACAGGCGCCACGGGCACGGACTGGGCCACCTACACCGCCGGACAGATCGCCTGGTACAGCGCCGGCGCCTGGTCGGCGACCACCGCGCCGGACGGCCTGTCGGTGCTCGTCAAGGACAAAAACGCGCGCTATACCGTCAATGCCGGCGCATGGGCGCTCAGCATCACCGGGGCAGTTTCCATGGCCGATCTGCTCGATGGCGCGCAGGACCTCGGGACCACAACCGGGCTGATCTATGGCTATCAGGGGTTTCGGTTCGGGGCCGCTGGCACGATTGATGTGCCGGGTGGGACCGTCGCGCTGACGGCCAGCGCGACCAACTACATCGAGTATGACAACACGGGGTCGGTGAGTGCCAACACAACGGGATTTACTGCGGGTCTTATGCCGATGGCCGAGGTGGTAACGAGCGCAACCGGCATCACGAGCGTGACGGACAAGCGGGCGTGGCTGCGGGGTGGACTCAATCTCGTTATCGCGTCCGAACTGGGTGGTGCCTATACGACAAGCAGCACGACTTCCTCAAAAATCGGGACTTTAACGTGCACTATTGTTTCGACGGGTAACCCGGTTGAGGTCACATGGAATATTGTAGTGCAAAAAACGGGCATTAATGCTAATGGAGCGGTGCTGCTATATCGAGACGGCGCGTCAACAGGTAAAACAGACTGGATAATTCCAAATAGCAAAACAGATTTTACTTATTTTCAGGGGTCATTCATCGACACCCCACCGGCAGGATCGCATGCTTACGAATATTACTGGAATGTTGAATCAACATCGGACAGCTTGAGTACCGTCTCTTCGGCCGATTCGCGGTTTACTCGGTCGATCAGCGCCAGAGAGTTGTATTAGGGCCGGCGATACCGTCAACGTCTGGTACAACAACAGCGTGGCAGACTCGATCAATCCCGATGCATCGATCAGCTACGTCTGTGTCGAGCGAGTCAAGTGATCAAGCTGGATACAAGTGATCAAGCTGGATAAGGGAAGCGACCTGCCGAGTGTTGCAGCACCCGGCAGGCCATCAACCCGCGGTGTGCTATCCACCGTGAGCCGACCAAGGCCTCCCCGCCGCGATCGCAGCATGGGGGAGCCTAGCACAACAATAGAGGGCTCACGTGAACCACAAACCCGTTATCCCGTGGATAGGTGGCAAGGGACGCCTGGCAGACTGGATTCTGCCGAAATTGCCAAGGCATGAGTGCTATGTCGAAGCTTTTACTGGTGCCGGCGCGATTTATTTCGCCAAGCCACCGGCCGATGTCGAGGTGCTCAACGACATCAACGGCGAGCTGATCAACCTTTATCGGGTGCTCAAGCACCATCCCGAGGAATTGGTGCGGCAGTTCAAGTGGGCATTATCCAGTCGCAAGATTTATGAATGGCAACAGATGACGCCACCCGAAACGTTGACCGATGTGCAACGAGCGGCCCGCTTCTACTATCTGCAGAAGCTAAGCTTCGGAGGGAAGGTCGATGGCCAAGCTTTCGGCACAGCGACGACTTCGCCGCCACGCCTGAATCTGTTTCGCCTCGAGGAGGATCTCAGCCAGGCACACCTGCGCCTGCAATCGACCTACATCGAGCACTTGTCATGGGAAAGAGTCACGAGCAAGTACGACCGACCCCATACGCTGCACTACCTCGACCCGCCTTACTGGCAGACCGAGGGCTATGGCGTCGAGTTCGGATGGGCGCATTACGAACGTATGGCGGAGTTCGCCGAAAACGCCCAGGGCATGGTCGTCATCAGCATCAATGACCACCCCGATATCCGCCGTGTTTTCGGACGTCTCCACCTGGAAACGAGACCGATCAGATACACGGTTGGAGGTGGTGCTGGCAGCGAAGCCACCGAGGCGCTTTTTTGGAATGAGGCTGCTGATCGCGCGCCCAAGATGCACGGCGATCTTTTGAGCCTGTTTTAA